ATCCTGTATAAGTTACATATTCACGACAATCGGCAACAAGTTCCGCATCATCAAAATATTTTGCGATTTTAGCACAACGCTTTGGATCACCTGGCAAGAAGACATATCTACCTACATCACCCTTACCAACACCAGTATGATACTGTTTTCCGCTTCCTTCACTATAATCAATCATAAAAAGCCTCTCTTTCTACATATTATTACAATAACTTTTAGTGATTCTGTTGATGTAATTATATCAGACCACTATAT